CTAACACACTCCTATCCGCAACTTCTCGCAATAAAGCAAAAAAGAAGTACCGAGGACAAGGAAAATAGATTAAGGGGGAGCAATCCCCCTTTTTTTTAACTATTTTTTTCAATCTAAGATGAATATTTTTAAAACTAAGGTAAAAGATTTTATATATTGTAAAAAAAGAGGTTTATCTAAAGATAAATGTAACCTTATTATAAAGGAATTTGAAAATAATAAGGAAAAATGGAATTTAGGTGAACCTATAGACCCTAAAACAAGGGTATCTACTGAAATAGAACTAGATGCTAGTAGAGAAAATCAATATAATGATATATTTTTAAAAGAATTAGGGTCTGCACTATATGAATATAAAAAACAATACCCTTTTCTAGATGAAATATTTCAATGGAGAATATGTGATAGGTATAAAATTCAAAGATATTTGCCTAATGAAGGATATTTTGGATTACACTGTGAAAATGATGGAACTCCTATAAAAGGTCTTACCCCTTCTACTAATTTTTATGTTACTAAGAGAATGTTAGTTTGGATGATATATCTAAATGATGTAACTGATGATGGATATACAGAGTTTCCAACCCAAAATAAATTAATACAACCAAAAACAGGAGACATTATTATATGGCCTGCTTTTTGGACTCACCCTCATAGAGGTATTGTAAGTAAAACTCAAAGAAAATATATTATGACAGGGTGGTATAGCCATTTTGAAGTTGTTAAATAGTAAAAACATACTAAAATTATGGAAAACTCCAAAAAGAAGATGTTAAGAGAGGTTTCAAACGATCATCTTACTCCTAAAAAACGTGATGATTTAGTACAAAGTGAAATTTTTGGAAATTTTGACGATGATGAACTTGAATATGACGATCAAATGATGATTATTTGAAACATTCGTTTGCAATCCTTAATAAATAAACAATAATCGCCGTATTAGTGTGCCAATAGAACGGGTCAGTCAGGGTTTTAAAGACATTAGCATGACATTTCAGTCCAATCCACTGAATAGTGACCTTATTGTGATTAAAAATGATAATGCAATTGCCCGTTCTTTGAGAAATATTGTTTTTACAACACCTGGAGAGAAGTTTTTTAATGAATCTTTTGGTTCAAGAATCACTGAATCTCTTTTTGATAACATAGATGAGATAACTGCTTCTATTATTACCGATGAAATTACTGAATCTATTAATAGATATGAACCAAGAGTGAAATTGAATAGTGTAAGAGCATATCCTGATTATGAAAACAACGGTTTTGATGTAATTATTGTATATGATGTGATTGGAGCAGAGATTCCAACCCAAGAATTACAGTTTGTTTTGCAATCTAGTAGATAAAAATGCCATTAGCCAACTTTTCTAACCTCGATTTTGATGAGGTTAAGACAACTTTAAGAGAATATCTTAAATCCAACTCAAATTTTACGGATTATGACTTTGAAGGATCTAATCTTTCAACGATTTTGGACGTTTTGGCATATAATACTTACATTACATCTTATAATGCAAACATGATCACCAATGAGGTGTTCATTGATACTGCAACTTTAAGAAAAAACATCGTTTCACTAGCAAGAAACATAGGTTATACACCACGTCCAAGGCAAGCAGCAAGGGCAACAGTGTCTTTCTTTGTTAATACTAGTGGAATTACACCTGCACCTGCTTCTTTAACTCTTAAGAGGGGTCCAGTGGCAGCATCAAGTGGTGCTTTTGGTGGACAATCATTTATTTTTTCAATTTTAAGTGATATTACAGTCCCAGTGTTAGATGGAGTTGCATCTTTTAATGATGTTCAGGTATATGAAGGTACATTATTAACTCAAACTTACACTTATTCAGCAAGAATCCCAAATCAGAAATTTATTTTGCCAAATATTGGTGTTGATACAGATTTAATTGCTGTTACAGTTAATCCAACAGAAGCTTCTGCTACAGAAACAAAATATAGTTCGCAAGATAATCTTTTTGATGTAAAATCTGACTCAAAAGTTTATTTTTTACAAGAAATTGAAGATGAAAGATATGAAATATTTTTTGGAGATGGAATTTTTGGAAAAAAACTAGAAGATGGTAATTTTATCACTATTAATTACATTACTTCTAATGGAGATAGTGCAAATGGAGTAAGTTCTTTCAATTTTTCAGGAAGAATTCAATATACACGTAATGGAAGCACTTATAATGTTTCAACTGGCATTTCTTTGCTTACAACTGGGCTTATTGCTTCGGGTGGAGAGACAATTGAATCTGTAGAGTCAGTTAGAAAGTTTGCTCCACAAATTTATGCTTCTCAAAATAGAGCAGTTACTGCAAATGACTATGAAACGTTAATTTCAACAAGAATTTACCCAGAAACGGAGTCAATTTCTGTTTTTGGTGGTGAAGATCTTATTCCTCCTCAATATGGTAAGGTTTTTGTAAGCATAAAACCAAAAACTGGAGATTTTCTTCCAAATTTGGTTAAAGAACAGTTAAAATTAAAATTAAAGAAGTATGCAGTGGCAGGAATTGTCCCTGAAATACTTGATTTGAAATATCTTTACCTTGAATCTGACTCAAAAATTTATTATAACTCAAATTTAGCAGAATCTGCAGCATCTGTGTCTAGTATTGTTCAAAATAATGCTAACAAGTATGCTGAATCAACGGAAATGAATAAGTATGGTGCTAGATTTAAATATAGTAAATTTTTATCACTTATTGATAATAGTAGTGAAGCAATAACTTCTAATATTACAACAATTAATATGAGAAGAGATTTAAGAGTTGTTTTAAATTCTTTTGCTGAATATTCAATTGGTTTTGGTAATGAATTCTATATTAAAAGAATGAGTGGATATAATATCAAATCATCTGCATTTAGAATTGCAGGAATAATGAATGATATCTATATTGGAGATCTTCCAAATACTAATAAAATAAATGGGTCATTATTTTTCTTTACTCTTCCTTCACTAGATTCAACATCTCCTACTATTGTAAGAAGAAATGTTGGAACTATTGATTATAAGAGTGGGGTTGTAACGTTAAATCCTGTTAATGTTCAGTCAGGAATGCTTAAAGATGGTCAAACTATAATTGAAATATCAGCATGTCCTCTTTCTAATGATGTTATTGGATTACAGGATCTTTATTTGCAACTAGATATTAATAACAGTAACTTTGAAACCGTGGTTGATGAAATTGCATCAGGACTTAATCCATCTGGTTCTAATTATATTACAACATCAAGTTATGCGAATGGTAGTTTAGTTCGTTCTGGTGGACGGAATTCTACTACAGGTGGTAGAGGTGCTGTTACAGGTGGTGGGGGTGTTGCTACTTCAGGCACTGGTGGTGGTTCAGGTTCAGGTGGTGGGGGTGTTGCTACTTCAGGCACTGGTGGTGGTTCAGGTTCAGGTTCAGGTTACTAAAACAGAAAGAATATAAAATGTCTACAAAAAAAATCCAATTTAATAACATAGTTCAGAATCAACTTCCTCAATACGTTAGAAGTGATTATCCTTTAGTTGCTGAGTTTTTAAAGTCATATTATCAAGGTCAAGAATACCAAGGTGGTCCTATTGATCTAATACAAAATATTGATACTTACACAAAAGTTGGTGAACAGGTAGGTCTTACTGAATATGTTGGATTGGGTGCTTCTGTAGGTATTGCTAGTGATACAATCCAAGTTGATATGAAAAAAAACCCAACAGGAACGTTGGGTTTTCCAGATTCATATGGATTGATAAAAATTAATGATGAGATTATTACATATACTGGAATAACCACTTTTGCATTTACTGGATGTGTAAGGGGATTTGTTGGTGTAACGTCTTATCAAAATCCAACAAACCCAGAAGAATTATTATTTGAATCTAGCACTGCGGAAGATCATGATAAGGGAGATCAAATACAAAATTTAAGTTCTCTTTTTCTTAAAGAATTTTTAGTTAAAACTAAGCATCAACTTTCTCCAGGATTTGAGAAAAGAAAACTTTCATCAGATTTAGATCAAAATATTTTTATAAAACAATCTAAAGATTTCTATTTAAGTAAGGGAACTGATAGAGGATTTGAAATTTTATTCAAATCTTTATATAATGAAGATGTAAAAATTATAAGACCTTCTGAGTTTCTTTTTACTCCATCTAATGCAAACTATAAAATTACAAAAGATTTTGTAGTAGAGGCAATATCTGGTGATCCAATGAACTTGGAATTATCTACATTATTCCAAAATGCATATAAAAGTCAAAATATTGAAAAAGCATATGCTCCAATAACACATGTAGAATCTATTAATGTTAGTGCAGGAACTACATTTTACAAATTAAGTATTGATGCAGGATATAATAGAGATTCGAGAGTAGAAGGTTCTACATATGGAACTTTTATTACTCCTCCAAGAACAAGGGTAATTGGTGAAGTAGGTGCAGGTCTAACTGTTATTGATGTTGATTCAACAGTTGGTTTTGGAAGCACTGGAGAATTATATTTTAAATATATTGATAATACAGTAGGTGTTAGTTCATACACATCTAAAACTTTAACTCAATTCTTTGGAATGAGTGGAATTGGAAAAACTATTTTAAGTGGTGAAACTATTGGTATTAATACATTTGCTTATGGACAATCTGTAGTTGATGAAGATGAAACTATTGAAGTAAGAATTACATCAGTTATTGATAGTGTTAATTATGAAGATACTAATTGTCTTTTTCAAGCAGATGATACAATAAAAATAAAAACTTTAGGAGTTGGGGATACTGGATTTAAGGTAGAGGAGTGGTTCTATAATGTTTCTCCTGTTTATCAGGTTGATAGTATTGTTCTTAAAGA